ACAATGATAGCGCTTTCTAGAGAACAAGAAAGAGCTGAATTTGGAATGTAATATGAATATTACTTTCAAAAAACCTGATTTAAGAGCATAATTTAGGCATAAGTTTTAAATATAATTTTATGCACGGTAATTATGGAAAAAAACATTCAAGGGAATGGACAAAAAAAATAATTGAAAAATCAAGTAAATCTTTAAGAGGAAGAAAGCTTAGCAAGGAACACATAGAAAAACTAAGATTAAAAAAAATTGGAAATAAAAATGGTTGCGGAAACAAGGGAGTCAAAAGAAGTAAAGAGGCGATTAAAAATATAAGAGAAGCAAGAAAAAAACAAACTGGAGAAAATCATTGGAGGTGGATAAAGGATAGGGCAAAATTAAAAACAGACAGGTTGAAAATGTATGATGTAAAATATAAGTATTGGATGAAAGAAGTAAAAGATAGAGATAATTGGAAATGTAAAATAAATAATAAGTATTGCAATGGGAGGCTCGAGGCACATCACATATTGCCTTGGTCGAAGTTTCCCGAACTAAGATACGAGGTTAATAATGGCATAACGCTTTGCCTACATCATCACCCTCGAAAAAGAAATGATGAAAAAATTTTAGCCCCAATGTTTAAAAAAATGGTGCTAGATAAAGCTTAATAGTTTGAACATAACTTTCAACGGACTAAATATCAACGATAATATAAATTATACAGTCGAGGAAATTAATCACGAAGAAACTGCAAAGGCTGATATAAATTTACAGAAAATAGCTCGAACAAATGAGAGTGTTATTTTGCGCAAGGGATTTGGAACTAGGACGATCAAGGCGACTATTATTGTACAGGATTCTACATTGGCTTTGCTAGATGCGAGATTAGACGATTTGAAAGAAACAATCGAAGTGAGTGGCAGAAACTTTGATATTGAATACGCTTCAGGGACACGTAGATTCGTTTGCACGGGGTTTATTGAGGGAATAGAGAGAAAACCACGCTGGGCGGTTGTAAAAGCGAGATTTGAGTGCTACAAGGCGTTTGGGGAGGCAACTGCAAGTACTACGGAACTATTTGCGGGAAAAACAACCACGCCATACACAGACGACATTGAAATTGAGGGGAACGCTCCGGCGCAACCCGATATTACGATTACGATAAATTCAATTACTCCGGGCGCTGGGGATAAATTTATGAAATTGCTTAATATAGAAAACGGAGATTACGTAAAATTAGTAGTCGACGATTTTCAAGCGGACGATGTTATAGTTATTTCTACTGGACAAGCTACGGTTACGAGAAACGGAATAGTAGAGCAATATTTAGGAATTATGCCAGAGTGGCTTCCGGGCGATAATGATTGGGAATATTCTGACGATTTCACAGCAAGAAATATCGACATTAGTTTTAGTTATAAAAAGAGATATTTATGAAAAGGTTCAAATATGAAGTATACACAGGCGCAGGAGTTTATATTACTAACTGGGGCGACGTAATAAGTGAGCCTGAATTTTCAATGCAAGTGAATGGAGGACTAGGAGAATTAAAAGTAGTTTTGGCAAGAAATGCTGACGATTTTGGAGAATCGGACGATGTAAATTTTAACAATCAAATAATAGTTTATTGTTTCGACAAAGATACGAATGACGGAGTAAAAATTTTCAACGGATACATTTCAGGCTATACGCCAGTGTTGGACGGCAATGCAGAATACATTGAAATTTCAGTTTTGGGATATGTGGCAGAATTAGCGAGGGTAGAATTATTAGACGACGGAAACGGAATACAAGAAACTCCGACGGCAGGAAACACAACATTGACTTACAAAAATCAAAAGCCTTGTGATATTTTAAAAGATATAATTGACAAATATAAGGCAATAACAGGATCGAGCCAAAAGGTGGATTACGATTTGACAAGCATAGCAGATACAGGGACTACTATTGACGAATATACATTTAATTCAGTTTTCATTTTAGATGCGATAAATAAAATTGTAGAAATGAGTCCTGCAAATTGGTATTGGTATTTGGATGCAGAAAATATTTTGCATTTTCAGGCTTTTGCAACAACGCCAGATCACACATTTTTTGTAAAGAGAGATGTTATTAGCATTAAACCGAACAAGCGAATAGAGAATATTAAAAATGCCTGTTATGTAATTGGAAAAGAAACAGCTGGGGTAAATTTTTTTGAATTTTACAAAAGAGATGCCTCGATTGCTGCTTATGGAAGAAACACTGTATTTCTGCAAGATAGCAATATAAATACTAGCGATGTTTCTCAAAAATTTGCCGATGCACAATTAGACAAACAAGATGAGCCAGAGGTTAGAACTCAAATAGTAATTTTAGACGATAACAATGAAATTGGTTTAGGAAAAGACATTGAAAGTATAATTCCGGGCAATGTAGTAAATATTTTAAATTTCCTTTCCAAAAAAACTTATACACTCTGGGGTCAAGCTGTTTGGAATGTGAATAAGTGGGGATTTGATATTTCAAATGTTACGGCAACGAATATAAATTTAATTAAAGCGGATTACAAACCAGACTATATTTCCTGCGAAGTGTCATCACAACTTCCACAGGTCGGTAGAAGTTTGACAGAATTAAAAAGAAAATTACAGGAAACAGTAGCGGTAAATAATCCTGCTGTTCCAACATAAAAATATGAATCCATTTGACTGCCCGATATCGGGAGAAAAAATATTGGCTGTTTCTGGGAGAGGTGTTGTGAGATTATCAAACTACGCTGAAATTTGGTTTGAATTAAGCGACGGAAGTAAAATGAGAATGGCTATTTCAAAAAATGCAAGAAAAGATATTGGAGAGTTGAAAGTTAACGAAATTTTTGCTAAGATTAAAACAGATATGTTAAACAGTGTCAAGAGTAAAGTTTTGGACGTGAAAACTAGCAAAAAACAGTTAGCGAGAATTAACAAGTTAACATATACAAAAGTTTTCGATAGGGAGAAAACTTATGTAGAGAAAAAGAATGTCGATAACTAAATCTTACACTTTTACAAACAACACCGTGATTGACCCGACAGAGGTTAATCAGAATTTTGACGACTTAGTTGCTTCTATAAAAGCTGCTCATCATTCCGACGCTGACGGAACAAAAATACTTCCTGCTGATATAAACGCTTCTTGGGGATTAGTGCCACTTGGTGGAATTATTTTGTGGAGCGGAACTATTGCGAACATTCCTGCTGGTTACGGTTTTTGCAATGGTTCTAGTGAAACGATAGATTTAAGAAATAAATTTGTATTATGCGCAGGTCAAGATTCAGGAGGAACTTATGACACGGGAGATACGGGTGGAGAAGTTGATCACACATTGACGGAAGCAGAAATGCCCTCACACGATCACGGTATTTCAGCTAGTAATGATACGAGTACGAATGTAAATAGATATGCAAGAGGAGGATCGGCTGCTGCAACCGACCACACGCAAAATGCTGGTAGTGGAAATGCACACAATAATATGCCACCCTACAAAGCATTGGCTTACATTCAAAAAGTTTAATTATTTATTTTCAAATATATGAATGAAGAATTGCTAAAAAGAATCAAGACTTTTGCTTGGGGAATGGGTGGATTTTTAGTGGTGGCGGTTGGAACTTATACAATGAATTTAGCAGATATTAGAGATATAGATTTTTGGAAAATTTTGACGATTATTTTGACTGTGGCTTCGGGTTATGCTGTTAATCAATTCACGAAAATAATGAATAAATAAATGGAACAAATAATATTATACCTAGCGGTGTTCACTTCTGGTTCTTCGGCGATAGGCACGATATTTTTGGTTTATAACCATTTTAGAAACCCAGACATCAAAGCTTCTACTAGGCTAGATATTATTGAAAGCAGTTGCCCGATAAAACATCAACGCATAGACGAGATTTTTAAAGAAATACAGTCGAGTATTCAGGCGACGAATGTTATTTTCGGAGATTTTAGAAAAAATGATTTCCGACATATAGAAGATAACTCAAAAGATATAAATGTAAGAATGGCAACGCTCAGCGTACAAATGGATATAGTAATAAGTCTAATGAAAGATGTTTTAAAAAAAAATTAGGCAATTAAGGGGAGGTGGAAAATGCTAAGGGTATGTTGCGTTTGCAAGATTTGTTATGGTTGCGTTCCGGACAATTCATTTGAGCAACGGCAATGTTCCGTTTGCGAAGAAAAATGTATTATGCGAAATAAAATCATAACGGGATTTCTACCAGATGTTTCTCACGGGATTTGCGAGTTGTGCGTCAGCACGATAGACGTCCAGAGAATAGCGCTGGGAAAGAAGCCGATCAGAACGGCACAAGCAAGAGTATGAAAATTCAACCTTGCGAGGGATTAAAGCAATCCCTCTCAACACGTGGCTAGTTCTGCACACCCCCCTATGTCAGACACTAGCCATATGTGGGGAGGTATTGAGGGGCATAGCTCGATATAATTCATAAATTCGAGCCGTGATTAAAAATTAACTCCAAACATATTTGTAAATATAAAGATGTATGGATAGCGC